GCCGAAGACGGCACTCAAATTCTAGAAAAGATTGTGCCATTCTTCACACCCGATTTTACAGTCACAATGAAAGCATTGCCAGCAATGAGTCTCAATCTTGACATACCAATTGAAATTACTTCAATTTCATCGGATGATACTTACGAAGGTGATTTTGATAGTGGTCGTGTTTTGACTTGGGACTTAGATTTTATTGTCAAAGGTTATCTATTTGGACCAATCACCAAGACAAAATATATTACTAATGCTGAAGTTTCATTGTTTGAATATGATAGCGATGTTGCCGATACAATTCAAACATTTACTGGTAACTCTAACTTTGAAGTTTCTAACACGGTATCATCATGAAAAAAACAATAGATGAAAAACTTAGCGATGTGCTAGATGTGACGCCTACAGAGATTGTAGCAAAACCAGTTGCACCAGCGGCTAAAAAAGATACACTCATTGTTGATGCAACCGATGATTATGAGTATGCACGAAACAATCTCAAAGGGTTGATTGAGAATGGCAAAGAAGCAATGGAGAACATTCTCTTTCTTGCTAAAGAAGGCGAATCAGCACGAACCTATGAGGTCGTTGGTCAATTGATTAAAACACTTGCAGAAACAAACAAAGACTTGCTTGATCTTGCAAAAAAATCAAAAGATTTAAAAGGTGACAAAGAAGAAAAAAGTGGCACACAAATTCAGAATGCACTCTTTGTGGGTAGCACCGCAGAGTTACAAAAATTACTCAATAAACAATGACAACAAAACAATATCTAGGAAATGCCAATCTTAAAGCCGCAGGAGTTACTCTTCAGTTTACCGAAGAAGAAATTCAAGAATATTTAAAATGTGCGGCTGATCCGATTTATTTTATTGAATCGTACTGTAAGATTGTTACACTTGATCACGGGCTTCAGCCATTCAAACTCTACGATTGTCAAAAAAACAAAGTAAAAATTATTCATGAGAATCGTAAAGTCATTCTCATGGAAGGGCGTCAGCAAGGTAAGACTACTACATCTGCCGCATACATTCTTTGGTATACACTCTTTCAAGGTAGCAAAACTGTAGCGATTCTTGCAAACAAAGCATCAGCCGCTAGAGAAGTTCTTTATCGTTATCAATTGATGTATGAAAATCTTCCTGTTTGGTTACAACAAGGTGTCACTACATGGAACAAAGGTGACATTGCGCTAGAAAATGGTTCAATTGTTTTTACTGCCGCAACAAGCAGAGCAGGTATTCGTGGTAAGTCCGTAAACTTATTGTATGTTGACGAAACTGCAATCATACCGAACAATTTAGCAGAAGAATTCTTTACCGCAGTCTATCCTACAATCTCTGCTGGTGAAACAACAAAGATTCTACTGTCTTCTACACCGCTTGGCTACAATCATTTCTGGAAGTTCTGGAATGATGCACAGAATGATCGCAACGGATTTGTACCATTGTTCATACCTTACTGGGAGATTCCTGGTCGAGATGAGAAATGGGCTGAAGAGCAAAGAAGACTTCTTGGTGAATTGCGTTTCAATCAAGAGGTTCTCTGTAACTTTCTTGGTTCAAGTCTCACACTCATTGATGCAAGCACAATTGGTTCACTATCACCTAGCACACCGATTTATAGCAAAGATGGATTGGATATATTTGAAAGAGCAGAAAAAGATCGAACATATGTTATCGTGGCAGACACCGCAAAAGGCGTTGAGGGTGACTATTCAGCATTTCAAATCATTGATGTGTCTGAGGTGCCATATAAGCAAATTGGTAAATATAGAGACAATAAGATTAGTCCATTGCTTTATCCATCAGTCATCTACAAAGTTGCGAAAGAATTTAATGATGCATATGTTTTGGTAGAAATCAACACCTCAGAGCAAGTTGCAGATATTCTTTATGGTGAGTACGAATATGAAAACATCATTTTTGTAAATAGAGGTACCAATGGTCAAGTTGTTTCTGGCGGATTTGGTGGAGGAAAAACTCAGTTAGGTGTTATCACAGATAAAAAAGTGAAGCGAATTGGTTGTTCAAACTTCAAGTCATTTACTGAAGAGAAGAAATTACTCATTCGTGATGCAGATACTATCTCAGAAATTTCAACATTCATACAAAAAAGAAGTAGTTATCAAGCAGATGAAGGATATCATGACGATTTAGTTATGCCATTGGTTTTATTTTCATGGTTGACTACTAACCCGTATTTCAAAGACCTCACAAACATAAATATACGGAAAGAGTTGTATGAGCAACGAATTCAAAATATTGAGCAAGAACTAACTCCTTTTGGCATCATTGATGATGGGCAAGACGATATCATTGTTGATTCAGAAGGTCAGATTTGGGAAGGCGAAAAAACTCAGAAATATGATTTTTTATAAATAAAAAAAGAATAATGAATGAACAATCTAGTGAAGAAAGATATAACATCTTAAATCAAGGAGAAAACGAATGGCAATCAATTTAATCTCACCAGGAGTTAAAATCACCGAACAAGATCAGGTGGCAACAATTCCTGCTACTGGCGGTACTGTAGGCGGTACTGTTGGTCAATTCAGATGGGGTCCAGTCGAAAAGGCGACTCTAGTTACCAGCGAAAACGAATTGGTCGCTCAATTCGGTACGCCAAATGCTACAAATATCGTAGACTTCCTTACCTCAGCAAACTTCCTTTCTTATACCTCAGCACTTTATGTGGTTCGTGTTGCTGGAGCAAACGCTCTCAACGCTACCGCAGAAGCAACTACAGGTTCAGGAACCGCAGGTACAGGTCTTTTAGTTAAGAATGACGATGTATACGAAGGCTCTTACTCAACTGGTTCAGGTAATATCGGACCTTGGGTTGCTAAGTACGCAGGTGCTTTGGGTAACTCAATCAAAGTTTCAACTTGCGCCCAAGCAAATGTGTGGCAGTCAACTCTTACAGGCACATGGTCTGTAACTGCTGGTGCAACCAGCGTTACTTCTTCAAACGGTGCCGCTGATACAGAAGTTACTGTAGGCGACATTCTTGTTCTTAGTGGTCGTTCTATCAGAGTTAAAGCAATTCCTGATGCAAACACAATCACTCTTGATGCCGCTCACCTAACAGGTGCGACTGGCGCAACTGCTACTCGCCGTTGGGAATACTTTGATTCATTCGATGTTGCACCAGGTACTTCAACATTTGCACTTACTGCAAGTGGCGGTGTAAGCACAAATGACGAAATGCATATTGCCATCGTTGACGAAGACGGTCTCATTACTGGCACAAAAGGAACATTACTTGAGAAATATCAAGGTGTTTCAAAAGCGAACAATGCAAAAGACGCTGGCGCATCTTTCTACTACAAAGATGTAATCAATGGTCAGTCTAAGTATATTCGTTGGATGGATCACGATTCAACTGGTACAAATTGGGGTACTGCGGCATCTACTACAGTATACTCCGCAGTTGGTGTACCACTTAACTATAGCCTTGCTGGTGGTGCTGATGGTGATGCACTCAGCGATGCTAACAAGTTGACTGGTTACGATCTATTCGAAAACAAAGCAAATATCGCAATCGATATTATTCCAATGGGTGTTGCATCTGCTTCAGTTATCAATACAGTTATTGCTGATGTTGCAGAAAAGCGTAAAGACTGCGTGGTTGTATTCTCACCAGAGAGAGCAGATGTTGTTAACAATGCTGGTAGCGAAGCAACTGATGTAAACGCATTTGCAGATACCGTAACTCGTTCAACATACGCATTCATGGATGCAAACTGGAAGTATCAGTACGACAAGTACAATGATACCTATGTTTATGTTCCATGTAACGCTGATTCAGCAGGTTGCATGGCAAGAACAGACGCAGAAAGAGCACCATGGTTCTCACCAGCAGGCTATGCAAATGGTCGTATTCTCAATGTTACAAAACTAGCATGGAATCCAAACGAAGCAGAGCGTGACCTTCTTTACAAGAATGCAGTTAACCCAATCTTCACACAACCAGGTCGTGGTGTAGTGTTGTTTGGTGACAAAACATTCACAACAAAGACTGGTTCTTTCAGTCGTATCAATGTTCGTAGATTGTTCATCGTAATCCAAAAATCAATTGGAGCATTTGCCGGTGACATTCTATTCGAACAGAACGATGAAGCAACTCGCTCACTATTCTTGAATACAGTTGAGCCATATCTCCGTAGCGTACAAGCGCAAAGAGGTATGACAGACTTCCGTGTTATCTGTGATGAAACAAACAATCCTGATGATGTTGTTAATGCGAATGAGTTTATCGCGGACATTTATGTTCGCCCAATCTCTTCAATCAACTTCATCCAGTTGAACTTTGTTTCAGTTAGAGGAGCCGCCGCATTTGCTGAGATCGCCGGATAAATAGTTAGAACATTAGAGAAAAACTAAAGGAGAACTAAATGGCGCTTTCAACAATTTCAAGCATTCGAAATGCAGTAGGTGTTGGTGCAAGACCAAACCTGTTTCGAGTTTCATTCGCAAACGGGTTTGTAGCCGCATCAACATCTGCATTTTCTCTCCTTGTAAAAGCATCAGCACTACCAGGATCCACAGTCGGTGTGATCGAAGTTCCAATGGGTGGTGGGCGTAGATACAAGGTAGCAGGAGACAGAACTTACGCGGAATGGACTACAACTGTTCTAAACGATGCAGAATATTCTGCTAGAAGAGCGATTGAAGAATATCAAAACTCATTCGTATTTGCTAACTACGAAGCAACTACAGTTGGTTCTTCAGCACAAAGAACTGGCTCATTTGCAACAGAGAATAAACTAGCCGTTGTAACAGTAGAACAACT